ATGCATAATAACCTCCTCACTCACTCAATTATTTAGTCATCGTATGCTAACTTAATGACTTTTTGGTTACATTTAACTTTTTCTTCAAGTATTGCAATGCTTCTTTACGTTGCCTAAGTGCCTCTGGTTTTAGATGAATTTTTTGTTCTTTTTTGGAGTGATGCTGCCAGTTTGGAACATTCATGGTTCTATCCTAGAGAAATTACCTTGCTTCTCAAACTTTACCACGCTATCAAACTTATCTTCAAGACCTTCCTTGTGGGAGATGACAAAGATGTTAGCATCTTTAATCACAAACCTAATGATCTTAAGAAACTCTTCTGTACCAAAACCATCAAGAGATGAGTCAAAGACTTCATCCATGATAAGGAGATTAGTATTGACAGAGTTCTTCATTCTCGCAATCTCTCTCCATGTGAAGAGAAGTGCAAGGTCAATTCTCATTTTCTCACCTTCAGAAAAAGAAGCATAAGAGAAGTCTTCATGGATGGGTGA